GTCGCCCTCAATGCAAACCGGTATTCAACCGGTCGGCACCCACCTGTAGTAGAGTTTGGACGCTACAGGCCGTCCGTCGAGATCCATACTTCCCGAAAGGGATGTGATGTGTCCGGCACGAGCTCGCTTCGCAGCTTGCTCGAGTTCGAGCAAATCGAGGAGGCCTAGGCCACCTTTATTTGTCCGAAGACTCTTCATGAGAGTCCCATCCTCTGAAGCGCTATCCTCACGGTAGGAGAAAACGGGCATAAGAGCCCGAACTTCCAACCGCTGTAAGGCAGCGTTCCAGCGGAAATTTCCCAAATCACACTCAATCCGGTCCAACCAGAGACCCACGCAGTCCGTGCCCGAGGGCACGTACGTGAGGCCACATCGCCGCGTAAGAAACGCGTCAATGATGTCCGTGGTGCGGCATTGTCCATGCCGAGCCCAGATCTGGTTCCGAAATGACGTCAGCGACGTCACTTCGGGGACCTCGGAGCGATCCCGTGGAATCTGACGACGCATATAGACAGGTGTGACATCCTGCCCGGCGTAACCGTCAAACCCACACGACTCCCTGAAGCTCCCCTTAAGGAACGACTTGGATTCGTTGACCTTGAGCCCAACGGACTCAAGAGCAAGGATAACTCCATGGGCGTGTCTTGTGGCGACGATTATGTCGTCACCATAGACACTCAACCCAGAACCCCGACGTCCCAGTCTACGAATAGTCTGAGGATCGAAGGTTCCCTCCGCTCTACATATGCTGGTAACCACCAGCGCCGTGAAGACCATTGCCTCCACAGGGAATGTCAAAGCGGAGCCCATCGAGGCGAACTTGTTTAGCAAGACAAGGTCGCCTCCGGGCAGTTGTGCGAACGGAGAACGCGAAAGCTTAAGGAAGCGCAGGAAACTCGGATTCCATCCGAATAACTGTTCAACCAGGCTCAGCGTTACCCTATCCGAGGCGTCGGAGAGATCGATCGTGGCAAGTTCGCCAGTGATCGACCCTTCTCTCGCCATCTCCCGATTCGGAGTCTGATCCACAAAGGAACAGACACTGCGTGCACTCTTGAGCTCATGACGCAAATTCTGCATCATCGCTTGTTGAATGTACTGGTTGTAGCTGGCCTCTATACAGATGAGGCGAGGCTTCTCAGCCGTCTTAGGGACGGCCTCCAACCGCGCTGGAACGAACCCCGTTACCGGGGGGCGTAGCGCCAGTGACTCCCAAGTGGCCCTAAAGAATTCAGGGCCCACCAAGGACTCCGCACTATATGAGATGGAACCGAAATCCCATCGACTATTAGTGCCGAATCGTTCTGATACAGCACCCGGGCCATGCCGTCCCTCGAGAGGGGCAGATAAGGCCGAACCGATAACCCGCCCAAAAAGGATCTGGGCAACCATCGGTGCATAGGGATCGAGGCTTGACTTTATGTCAGCTTTCGAGGGGAGGTCAGCATCGAGCTGAACCCACCTTTCGATTGCCGCCTCGACGCGGGCAGGCTCGCAGACTTCGAACACCTTCTTGAAGGTGCGCGAGATCTGACGAATCCACCTAATCGCGTCTATGCTGGGTGATTCACGTAACACACCATCACGCATGAAGATCATATCCCAGAGATCCCGAAGGAACTCAGGGTATGCGCACCGCGACACCCACCCGGTGATTTCCGGGAGGTGTCCGTCTCTCAGACCTGCAATCAAGAGGTCGTCGAGGCGAGGCAGCGCGATCGACACAAAGGGTTCGCCCTCGTGTTCGAATCTTTTACGCAACGTGAGAATATCACGTGATGGGTCGAATCCCAAAGAGGCTCCTGCATCCAGCAGGAAAACCTCTAGGAGATCTACTTGGCTTTTCATCGCTTCCCCTTCCTGGGGTCTAGTGATCCAAGCCATCGTACATCAATGATGGAAGGGCGTTTAAGCCTTCCGGAGAAGAATCACGCTGATTGTGGCGCCGAGCGCGAGCCCGGTCATACCAGTCAGCATGATAATGGAGACGAGAAAAACATTCTCCATTAGTTCTCCCCTGCGATCAGCTTCTTGAGGTTGCTGTTCGTAGACGCAGTCGCCCACGTGAAGAGAGCAGTGGCAAGGGCCTCGGCATCGGCGTCCGTAATCCCCGTGAGGG